AAGTTTTCATCTTTTCTAAGGAGCGCAACCATAATTTCACATTCGCGTTTATTTTTTAAATCTGCCAATCTTTTTACTTCCGCCGCCGCCGCTTGCTTCGCCAGCTCTTTAGAGCATTGAAAGATTTCGCCTAAAGTCTCAAGTTTATAATTTTCCGCAAGTTTCCAATGCACGGCAATGATTTGCCCCTTTTTGACTGTTACGAATTTTTTTTCTATAAAAGCGCCGCAAAAATGATAATCTTTAAAATCTGTTTTTTGCGCGGTAATTGGATTTTTTAGTAAAATTTGGTTATGCTTCATTTTCTGCCCCTGATTTTAGTTGTTAAAAGTTTTAAGAATTTTTAATTGGCTTTTGCCAACAACCCAACTGCTCGTGCCGCCCTCGCGCCATCCTTCAATCAATTCTAAATGATTGCGCCCGTCTTTTTTTGTGATTTTCCACAAACCATCGTGACCACCGCGCCCGCGGCCTGAGTTATCGAATACGCAAATTTTTACTTCAATCTTGTCTAAAAATTCAGTATTTTTAAAACGAAGTAAATTAGCCGCGCCATTTTGCCAACGGCTCTTATTGTCAATTGTGATTAGTGTCGATTTTCTAAAAGCCATTTTTGCTCCTGTTTTAGTTATTATTAATTTACTTATTCTTTTTAATTTCTTTTTTTTATTTAGTCAATAATTAATTTTTAATTAGTTAAATAAAGAGGGGCTGCAAATTCGTATAACATGAACCCGCCACCAAAATTGCTAAAATGGCTACGTTCTTCAATCTGTTTTTGAGTCCAAGATTGCAAACCGTAATTATATTTTTTTTCGTCTGGTCTTTTATATTTTACAATGACCATTTCTCTATCGCCGCAAAATTGAGGCGGGTTTTTCCCTGCTCTTAAATTTTTAATTATTTCTTTTTCTTTTTGCATTTTCTGCCCCTGATTTTGTTTTTATTTTTGTTTTTTTTGGTGTGCCATCATCTTAAACTTTAAGAAAATAACATGCAAGCAATTAATTAAATAAAATGTAAAATAATTTAAAAAGAATTAGATCAAGGGGCAGTAAGGCGCACGCAATAAAACAAAGATAAAGCCTTGAGGCTGTAGGCAATGCAAAGATTAAGAGCTGCAAAAACGCGCTGTTATTGCTGCCGTAAAGAAATGATTTAAGAAAATGAAAAAATAATTTAAAAAAAACTTAAAGCAAAAACAATAATTGCATTTATTTTTTGTGAGTTTAACATGCAAAAATCTTGTCAAGATTAATTTTTAATTATGTAGCAAAATGACAGAAGACAAAGTAATTAACAAAATCATTACTAATGCTTAAAAAACAGTTAATAGTAAATCCTTTTCTAATCGCTCAAATCGAATCCGAAGGAAAAGAAATTAGAAAAGTTATTAAAGATAGTAAAATATTGATGGCAACTTTCGTTAATCCGATTGATCGCTTATTCCGTAAGGGTGTTTTGTCAAGACAAGAATATTTTGCAGGTCGCAAATATTGCAATGATTATAATCTAGCTAATCTTTCCAACCATTCTCGCCCGATGTATGATGGTTCTGCTCCATCTAAAACAGGTAAACCTTCAGAAAAAACCCTCTCAAAAAATCAACTAGAAGCAAGTAAATTTATTCATGAAGCCCAAAAAGCTATCTATGCTCTTAATGCTCAACAAAAGAGATCGAGAAAACTACTGGAAATCCTTCAATTAGTATTCGAACAAGAGAAAAGCTTTAACTGTGTTGAGAAGATGTTAGGCATGAATCATTCGGTTTTAGAAGCGAGAGTTAAATTAATTTGTCAAAAATTATTAGAGTTATGATTAAAAAAGAATTTGTAAAATGCGAATGCTGCTCTCGCTGGGACGCAAACCTTGGAAAAAGAGTTTATAAAGAATTTGATTATCCACTTCGATTACGCGTGAAGATAGAATACGTTTAAAATATTCTTTTATTCAATATTTAAAAGATCGGGAAAAAATCACTACTTTAATATTTAACAAATATCATGAGCACGGCTTAGAGAAGCTTTTAATATTTCTTGAATTATCAGGGATTCAGCATAAAATAGAAAATGTAATAAAAAAGAAAAGATTAGAAGCTATGTATCTAAAAAAAGATCAACTTGGATATATTTTGCATAAAATGTACCCGCAACAATGTAACAAAATTACTGAATTTTCTTTGGAAAAAAGAGAAAAACTAGATCATTTACAACAAATATTTTTATCTGTTTTAAATGACGATCTTAAATTTGAAAATTTTGATTTTGAAAAAGGAGATTTATTTGCAAATTCTTAAAATAGTTGTTGCTTTTAATAATCCAAAGTTGATTATGTAGAAATCTAGTGTGGGTTTTATCACATTATTGTTTTTTTCAAGCCGCTCCAGCGTAACAGTTGGGCGGCTTTTTTATTGACCAAAATTTCCCCATGTTATGAAAATGAAAGCAGCGCTTAAAAAAGTAGAAGCTTCTAAAGCTGATAAGAGAGAAGACAAAGCGGCAGCCAAAAAGATTATTGCTAACGCTAAAAAGAAATAAAATGAAAGAAAAGAAGCTAACTCCGAAACAGAAAGCTTTTGCTAGGGAATATGTTAAAGAAGGAAATGGAACACAAGCTGCAATTAAAGCGGGATATAGTAAAAATACGGCACAAGAAATTGCCTATGAAAACCTCAGAAAACCTCAGATCAAAGAGGTAATTGAAGCAAAACAAGCTGTTTTAGCTGAAAAAGCTCAGGTTTCTGCGGAATTTGTGATAAATAATTTTTTGGAAATTTTAAACTTTAATAAACAAGTTGAAGAATTTACTCAAGGTGACGGAGAAAATGTTCGAGTTAAAAAGAAGATGATTGATGCACAAGCAGCTTTGAAAGCAAGCGAGCTGCTAGGAAAACATCTCGGTTTATTTGTGGATAAACTGCAAGTAACTGGAAAAGATGGAAAAGATTTGATACCAATTGAAGAGCGGAAGACGAACTTAGCTCGGAAACTGGCTTCATTCTTAGCTAAAGAGACAATAGATAATAAAGATTGATTGTAACCTCCCTGTTGCCACGCGGGGAATGTCAAGTTTTTTTTTATCATTGTCAACAAGAATATTTAATATTTTTTAAATATTTCTTAATAAAAGTCTGTTTTTGGTTAAAGTGTGTCAAATTGGCACTCATTAGATCATCACCAGACTATATTAAATTAATTTTATAACCAAACATTCATGGCACTTTCGACAAAATTAAATGAGATGCGAGTTCGTGATAATACAACTTTTGCACTCGAACCGCCGTTGTCAGTTAATAATTATGTGTTACCTGCAAATACTGCGGTAAATATTAATATTTCTGATTTGGTGGATTCTGCTGGTATAACTCCTAAAGCTATGCTTTTTAGCGGATCTGCAAATTATTATGTTCTTTGGAATGGAATTGACGCAACTGCTCCCTCGGCTTCGATAGTTAATGGAACGGGTGCGGAATTTATGCCAGCAATTCGGCGTGTTGGCGCTAACATCACTAGGTTTAGCGTTGTTAGTCCAGTTGATTGCGTTCTTACAATCGCTCTTTATTCACAAGTTAACTAATTAAATAATATGACAATACAAAAAATCGCAAATTTACAAGGTCAAGACTTCAACGGAAGATTTGGTCTTCTTTCAACTGGCAGAGACAACAAAGATCAAATCGTTGCTCAAACTTCAAATGGTCTTTGCTTACAAAACAAATGTGAGTTTGGTCTTTCAAAAGTAACAACAATTACTTCTGCTCAATTGTTAGCATTATTTACAACTCCTGTAGAAATTGTCCCAGCGCCAACCGCAGGTTTTGCCAACATTCTAAAATATGTTGTCATCAGACACGGCGCAGGAACGGCTTACGCTGGAATTGCCGCTGGTGAAGATTTGGTTGTAAAATATGCAGGCGGAGCGCAAGTTTCTTCTGTAATTGAAACAACTGGCTTTTTAGATCAAGCAACCGCTCAAATCCGCTATGCTAATGCTCCAGCAACAACTGGATCAACTGCTGGCGACATTGCGCCAATTGACAACACTGCATTACAATTAGCTTTGTTGGTAGGAAATATTACAACTGGCAACTTCGATTTAGAAGTTTTAGCGGTTTATGATGTTGTCCCAACTGATTTTGCTGCTTAATGCTTGACGAAATTCTGGCAAGATTATCAAAGAACCTAACTCCCCAACAGTTTGAACAATTGGAGCAAGAGGTTAATGAAATCTTGCCAGACGAGGTCTGGTATCCCAACGCTGGACCTCAAACAGACGCTTACCTTTCCAAGGCTGATATTCTTCTTTATGGAGGGCAGCCGGGTGGGGGGAAAAGTGCTTTACTTCTGGGTTGCTCACTCACACAACATCAAAGAAGCTTAATAATCAGAAAACAATTTACAGATTTAGAAGCTGTGGTTGATGGATTACAAGGAATTTTGAAAACTTCGGAAGGAATTGTAAGGGGCAATCGACCAAAATATAAAAGTCCAGACGGACGGATCATTTCATTTCAAGGAATGGGATCATCTGGCGAGCTTGACACTGGCAAACAAGGTAACGCTTTCGACTTCATTGGAGTTGATGAAGCTGCACAATTGCCAGAAAATGACATCCGATTAATGATCGGTTGGAATAGAACGACAATTAAGGGTCAAAGATGCAGGATTATCTTAGCTTCAAATCCTCCAGTAAATTCAACAGGTGATTGGCTAGGAACTTTCTTTGCCCCTTGGCTTGATCCAAAATATCACAATCCAGCTAAGTTTGGTGAGTTAAGATGGTTTATCTTCAATTCTGAAGGCAAATCTCAAGAAGTTATTGACAAGAGCGTAATTACAATTGACGGCGTGGATTATTACCCGCACTCAAGAACTTACATTCCTGCCAGACTTGAGGATAACCCATATTTAAATCCCGCTGACTACAAAAAGAATTTACAGACAATTCCCGAGCCTTTTCGTTCACAATTACTTTCGGGAAACTTCTTGGCAGCAAGAGAGGATCAACAAAATCAAGTTAATCCGACAATTTGGGTTCAAGCGGCTATTGCTAGACACGAACAAAGAACAATTCCACCACAAGGAATTCCTATGTGTAATATTGGCTTAGATTGCTCTGCTGGTGGAAAAGATTTTGCGTGTCTCGTTACCCGCTACGATCATTATTTTGGGAAAATAGTTAAATTTAAGACTACTCAAAACGATGCTGGTGAGGAAATGCTGGCAGAACTCATAAAGAATAGAAGAGATCGCTCGCACATTACAATTGATATGGGTGGCGGATATGGTGGCAGCGTTTGGAAAATGTTAAAAGATTCCATCGGAACTGAAATGATGGTGGCTTTTAGAGGTGGTGAAACACCTTCTCGAAGAAGTTCAGACGGTAAATTAACCTTTACCAATGCCAGATCGCAAGCTTATTGGGAATTTAGAGAAGCTCTTAATCCCGAACAAGATGGTGGTTCTCATATTGAATTGCCAAATGATCCAAGAATGTTAGCTGGTTTAACTGCGCCTACTTTTGAAATTAGAGGCGTTAAAATTCAAGTTGAGCCAAAAGAAAAAGTAAAAGAAAAACTAGGTTATTCTCCTGATGAAGCCGATGCCGTAGTAATGGCATGGTGGGGCGGGAGAAAAGGATTAATACCAGAAACAATGCCAAGATTTAATTTTAATCACATTAGACCAACAAAAATGAACGATAAATACGCAGAACGGAGGGGATTATAATATGGCAGACCCAGTAACAGCAGCCGTCATAACAACTTCATTGTTTGCGGGTATAAAAACAGGAACTACGCAATCAACGGCATCAGGCGACACCAAGGGGGTTCAATCTGGATTAAAACAAGTAGGTCAAGGAGACTTAAATAAACCAAATCAAAAACTTCAAAATAATCTTCTTAAACCAATTTCTACGCCGCAAGTTGCCCCAACTCCTGACAGTGCAGCAGTGCAAGCGCAAAGAGCTAACACTCTAACGCAATTACAACAAAGAAGCGGAAGAGCATCAACTCTTTTAACTAATCAATTTGGTGGCTAATGGCATTTAATCCAAAAACCCAATTTTTAATTACAAGAGCGCAAACACTCTTGTCGTCTAAGACTCAATTAAATTCGTTCTGGCAGAATGTAGCCTATAACTTTTATCCGCAAAGAGCTTTTTTTACTAGGACAAGCGCTTTTCCATATGGTCGTGATTTTGCCAGTAACCTTACAACATCTTATCCTCTTTTAATAGCTAGGGATTTAGCAAGTTCGATTTCAACTTATCTTCGTCCCGCAGGTGAACAATGGTTTAAAATTTCCATTGCTAACAATAAAAAAGAAAAAATCTTAAGCGACGAAAGCCGTGAATTTTTAGAATGGGCAACAGAGCAACAAACAAATTTTATTTATGATCGCGAATCTGGCTTCCAAAGAGCAGTAGATCAAGGCGATTATGATTATTCAGTGTTTGGACAATGCGCTATTTCGATTGAAATTGATTATAAGACCAAAAATTTACTCCACCGCTGCTGGTTATTAAGAGATTTAGCTTGGCAAGAAGCTGTTAATGGACAAATAAACTTTGTAGTGCGCCAATGGAAAACTAATATTCGTCAAGCTTACGCTCAATTTGGCGACAAGTTAAGTCCTCAAACTATAAAGAGACTTGCCGAAGAAGGCGATTGCAACATTACTTTATATCATATCGTAATGACAAACGAAGATTATTACACTTCTTATAGCGACACGGCAACAAAGGATCGTAAAATTAAACTTCCTTTTGTGTCAATCTATTGCCAATTAGAAGAAGAACACGAAATTGAATGCGTTGGATCGCCAACAATGATCTACTGTATTCCGCGCTGGCAAACTGTTTCTGGCTCACAATATGCTTATTCTCCTGCTGTTGTTGCTGCCTTGCCTGACGCGAGATTGCTTCAATCAATTACTCTTTCGCTTTTAGAAGCTGGTGAGAAGGCAGTAAATCCTCCTATGATTGCTCATGAAAGCGCAGTTAGATCGGATATTTCTTTAATCGCTAACACTATTTCTTGGATTCAAGAGGGTTATGAAGGGAAAGTTGATGATGCTGTTAAGGTAATGAATCTTGATCGCTCTGGTCTTCAATATGGCTTACAAATGCAAGTTGACACAAGAGCGCAATTAACAAGAGCATTCTATTTAGATAAACTTTCTCTTCCTGTATTTGATGCGGCAATGACAGCAACAGAAGTGAGACAAAGAATCCAAGAGTGGATTAGGTCTGCTTCTCCTTTATTTAGCACTCTTCAAGGCGAATATAATAGCCAAATGTGTAAAATGCAATTTGACACTTTGATGCACGTTAGAGCTTTTGGCGCGCCTGAAACTATTCCTGAAGAATTGCAAGGCGAAACTGTAGATTTTACATTTACTTCGCCACTTATCGAAGCCAAAGGTGCAGATAAAGGGCAGAAATTTATTGAAATGATGGGCGCAGTTGCTCAAACAATCCAACTTGATCCTTCCGTTCGCTTCCTTCCAAATGCTACTCTTGCTTTAAGAGATGCTTTAGATGGTCAAGGAATACCTGCTAAATGGCTAAATGATGAAGAAGAAGTTGAAGAAATGAAAGCTAACGAACAACAAGCACAACAACAACAACAATTTATCCAAACCCTAGCTCAAGGCGGACAAGCTGCTGAACAGATAGGGAAAGGGGCGCAAGCAATTAATCAAGCGGGGTTAGAATAATGTCTAAAACCAAAACTTTATTTGCTAAAAACTTCTTTGGCGCAATTGATTTAAACGACCTTATTAAGAAAGACGAAGTAATTGCCCTTCAGAAAGTAGCTAAAGGCACAGCGAACGAATATGAACAACAACTAGCTTACTCGATTATCATTAACAAGCTTTGCAGATCCGCAGCGCCTTCGTTTAACGAAAGCCATGCAATAACAAGTTTCAATGAAGGTGTCAGACATGTTGGGGCGTTGCTATCAATAGCAGCCGTTTCAAACATCGATATTTTCAAGGAAAACAATCCTATTAACAACAAAACTAAATAATGACTGAAACTGTTTCGATCCAAGAACCTGCAATCGCAGAGACTTCTAATTCCGTTCAAGCAACAGAACAAGTAACCCAAGCGCCAGCAATTGAACCTGTAAAAGTAGAAACACCAAATGAACCCGTTAAATCCGCTAGTCTTTTAGATAAAGCAGCAAGTGAAGTTAAAACTGAGGAATCTTACTGGAAAGAAGATTGGCGCCAAAAAGTAGCAGGAGAAGATCCAAAACTTTTAAAAGAATTAGAGAAACATAAAACCCCTGCCGAGTTTGCAAAAGCTTATAGAGAATTACAAAAACAATTTTCAAGCACTCGTCCAGTTCCAGAACTTCCAAAAGATGCTACTCCTGAACAAGTGGCGGAATGGAGAGAAAAAGCTGGCATTCCTGAATCTTGGGACAAATACGACACCAATTTAGAAAATGGTGTTGTAATTGGAGAAAATGACAAACCAATTGTGGAATCTTGGCTGAAAAAAGCTCATGAAATGAACATGAAGCCTGAAGACGCTAAAAAAAGTCTTCAAGCTTATTTTGAAATGAATAATGCAATTGAGTCTGAAAAAATTCGCAATGCAGAAGCCCAACAAAATGCAGTTACGGAAGAGTTAAAAAAACAATGGGGCGTTCAATTTAAAGAGAATTTAGTTGTTGTTGCTACTCATTTAGAAAAAGCGTTGGGCGCGGAAACCTTTAACAAATTAAATCAAGCGGTTTTACCCGATGGCTCTTATGCTATTAATGATCCAGCAATACTAAATCATTTCTTAAAAGAAGCTAAGCAACAACAAGGCGGGCATACAGTAGTTGCCAGCCCAACAACCGATTTACCAAGTTTAATGGATCGTAAAAAAGCAATTGAAAAAATTGCAGTTACCGATTCAAGACTTTTTTACAATTCTCCTGAATTGCGAGCCGAACTCAATCAAATTGAGATGGAGCTTGCTTCAAGGAAAAAATAGAATTCCACAAGAATTAACTGGTCACGTTTTGTGATTAGTTAGAGCAAGATTGCTCATTTAGTTCTGACTAACGGACGCTATAAGAACACAACTGAAGACCCTAACGGATAATCTTTAAGTTTGTTTGTTGGCACACTCCTTAAAACAGATTGTTTCCCTTACAAATTTAATTATATTATCCAATGACTGTTGCATTTACTCCTAGTGCTCCTTTAGTAGTCTATAGAAACGAGATCGTTCTAGGCTTCCAAAGAAGACAAAAACTTCTTTACAATTCTGTATTAACTCAATTCCAAGCAAAAGGCTCTCAAGCTGTGTTTGAGGTTGCTGATACTGGAAACGATTACGCTGTTAAACGTGGCGCAAACGGCTTTGTCCCATCAAGCACTTTCACTCAAGCGCAATACACCGCTACAATGGAAATGCAATTTGCTAAAGACGTTCGTAACAAAGAAGATATTCTTGGCTCTCAAGGTGATATCGAAAGAGTTATGACCGAAGCTGCGATTGGCAAAATCAACCGTTCTATTGATAAAGTTATTTTAGATCAATTAGACACTGGTTCTCAAACTGCATGGTCTTCTGATCCATTGACTTCTATCTCAACAGATACTTTTGCTGCTCTATTAGCAAAATTGACTGCTGCTAAAATCCCAATGGACGGCAATATTACTGCGGTTATTCAACCATCTGTTTTTGCCCAATTATATAAATTGCCTAACTTTGCTAACGAACTATATGTTGGCAAAACTCCAACTCCTGAATTGGATTTGAAATGGAAAGATGAGCCACGTATATATAGATGGATGGGTATTAACTTTATCGTTATGCCTAACTTGACTGGCGCTGGGACTTCTTCAGAAACCAACTACATTTACCATAAAAATGCTATTGGTCTTGCTGCGGATCTTTCTGGTCAAGGCACTCCAACTGTCGATGCTGGTTACGACCAACAAAACAGTTATTACTTTGTAAATGCTAACTTCTACATGGGTGCGAAAGTGATCCAAGATACTGGTATTTACAAGTTTTACACTGACGGCACTTCACTTGTGAACGTTCCTGCTTAATATTAACTTAAAATACTTTTAAATCATGGCTTACGCTCCTACTACAAATTCCCCAGTTCAGATTTTTAGCAACATTAGTTCTAAAATCTACGCAACTGCCGTAACTGGCGTTGCTAAGTTCTGGCAATACAACAGTGCTGATTCTTTGGCTACTGTTCAAGGTTCTGGTTATTTCTCTAACGGGAAAGAACTCGGAATGCAAGTTGGTGACATTGTGTTCGTTTCTGTATCAGATGTGCTTAAAATTCCTTTACAATATGTATCGGCTGTTAACGCAACAACTGGTGCGGCGACTGTATCATCTGCCACTGCCTAGTTCGACTTGGGGGTGGCAATCGCTGCCCCCATTTATTTATTAATAAATTTTAAACAAACATGTCTAAAGCTCCAATTATCGCTCCGATTACTTCTCCGCAACACATTGAGCCATCTAGCTTAAGAGAAGCCGGAATCGATCGCCAAATATTTAGATTAAACCTAAATAACGCTTTTACTAAAGAAGACTTACTCAATTCCCACAAATGGAGACAAATTGCCAAATCACAACCAACTTTAAAAACTGGCTCAGTAATTGAAGTATTGCGCGAAGATATGGCTTTCTTTGCTACTCTTTTGGTAGTTGGTAAGGTTATGGATGAGGTTTTTTTAAAATTTATTAATTTTGTACCTCTTGAAGATGAAAAATCTAATCCTTCAAATGAAAGTGATTTTTCTATTGAATGGAAAGGGCCAGTTAGAAAATTTGCAATCATTAGAAAATCAGATAATTCACTACGCAAAGACGGCTTAACTTCAAAACAAGAAGCTCTTTATCACATTAAAAACACCTTGTAATGACTACAAAGCTAGCAATTTATAACGGCGCTCTGGCTTTATTGTCAGAAACGCCGTTATCTTCCCTTTCGGAAAATAGTTCATCTCGCCAATGGCTTGATTATGCTTGGGACAATGACAATCTCGTTGATTATTGTCTTCAGCAAGGGCAATGGTATTTTGCCACTAGAACAATGAAGATTACTCCTTCTACTACTCTAGTCCCTGCTTTTGGCTGGAAATATGCTTATGAAATTCCTAATGATTTTTGTGGTATGGTTGGTCTTTGGATTGATTCTTTTTGCAATGTAGGCTTACAAGATTATATGATTGAAGCTGGCGTTATTTATTCTGCTTGGGATGTAATTTATCTTAAATATGTTTCCAATGCCCCTACTTATGGAGGCAATCTTGCTGCATGGCCACAAGCTTTTGCTCGATTCGTTCAAGCAGAACTTGCCTTACTTGCCGAGCCTTCAATTTCAAATAGTCCTACTATCTATCAAAAAGTAGAAATGGCTCGAAAACAGAGACTTGGAATTGCCAAAAATAATGATTTTAGAGACAAGCCAATGGACACCTTACCATTAGGACGCTGGACTAAATCAAGAATTGGATTTGGTCTTAATAACTTTGGTTCTGGCTTTTATGGGAATGGAGTAAACGGATTTTAAAATGGGCAAAGTAAATCAAGCGTTATTAGCATTTAATCGCGGACTTATTAGCAAGCTTGGTATTGCTCGTATAGATGTTCCAAAAGTAGCTTTAAGTGCAGAAATCCAAACAAATTGGTTTCCTCGTTTACTTGGATCAATGATGCTTAGACCTGGAACTAAATACATTGGAAGTACTTATAATAATAATAAAGCTCTATTTACCAAATTTATCTACAACAACACGCAAAGAGCTTTAATAGAATTTACCGATAGCATTATTAGGTTTTGGGTTGATGATGCTTTAATTGCTCGCCCATCAGTTACTACAACAATTACAAATGGAAGTTTTGCAACGGATTTAACTGGCTGGACAAACGCAGATCAAACAGGAGCTACTTCACAATGGGCAACTGGAAATTATATGCAATTAGTTGGCACTGGAATAAACCAAGCAATACGTTATCAAGGAGTTTCTACTGGAGCTAATCAAGGAATTCAACATGCAGTTAGGGTCGTAATAGAAAGAGGGCCAATTACTTTTAAAATAGGATCAACTCTTTATGGAGATGATTTTGTTTCTGAAACAATTCTTGGAACCGGAACTCATTCTTTAGCTTTTCTTCCAACTACTGCTAATTTTTATATTACATTCTCATCTTTCTTACAAAGAATTACCCTTGTTAAATCCATTCAAATTGAAAGTGCAGGAGTTGTAACTCTTCCTTCACCATATACCGAAACTTTACTTCCTTCAATTCGCACCGACCAATCTTTAGATACAATTTATGTTGCTTGCGGCAATACCCTTCAACAAAGAATTTTACAACGACGCGGATCTGCTGCAACTAATTATAGCTCTTGGTCAATTATTCTTTACCAGCCTGAAGATGGGCCAGTTAAAGCAACAAACACTTCACAAATTACACTTTCTGCTTCTGATATTTCAGGAAATATTACTGTAACTGCAAGTCAAAGTTTATTTAAAACTGGACATGTTGGGGCAATTTTTAAACATGTTTCAATAGGACAAAATATTGCTCAAGGAGTCAGTGCAGCCAATACTTTTACCACTGGTTATATCATAGTTACAGGCGTTGGAGATGCTCGTTATTTTACAGTTACAATAACTGGAACATGGGTAGGTACAGTTACTTTACAAAGGTCATTTGATGAAGGTGCTTCGTGGATTGATGCAGTAAATTATACTACTAACCAAAATTATAATTATGATGACGGACTAACCAATTCAACTGTTCGCTATCGCATAGGCATTAAAACTGGAAATTATACTTCAGGCACTGCAAATGTTTCGCTTTCTTATGCCTCTGGTTCAATTACTGGATATTTTAGGATTACTTCATATACTAGCACGACATCTGTTGCCGCAGAAGTTTTAAAATCCTTGGGATCAACTACTGCTACCACTAAATGGAATGAGGGAGAATGGTCAGACTATAGAGGCTATCCTTCAGCAATAGCACTTTCAGAAGGTCGTTTATTTTGGGCTGGGTTGTCTAAAATTATTGGCTCAATTTCTGACGCTTATTTAAGCTTCGATGATACTGTAACTGGTGATTCTGGTTTAATATCAAGAGATTTAGGATCGGGGGCAACTAATCAATGTTATTGGATGGCTTCACTTTATCGTTTATTTATTGGGGTTGATACTTCAGTTAAAGGGATAAAAACTACTTCTTTTGAAGAGCCAATGACTCCAACTAATTTTAAAGTAGTAGAACCTACCACTCAATCTTGCTCTAATGTAAAGCCAGCTAAACTTGATAAAAAATTAATTTTTGTTCAAGGTGCTGGGACAAGAATTTTTGAATTAGCCTACGATCAGAATACAATTGATTATGCTGCGGATGAATTAACTAAGGCAGTGCCAGAAGTAGGCAAGCCTTCTGTAGTTCGTCTTGATACTCAAAGACAACCTGATACAATGATTCATTGTGTGCGCTCTGATGGGAAAGTTGCAATTCTTTTATATGATATTCTTGAAAATCTCAAAGCTTGGTTTCTTTATGAAACTGATGGAGAAGTTGAAGATGTTGTAACTTTTCCCGGACCAAATACAGTCGAAGATTATGTTTATTATTCTATTAAAAGAACAATTAATGGTCAAACAGTTCGTTATTTAGAAAAGTTTGCATTCCAACAAGATTGCCAAGGGGATATTTTAAACAAACAAGCTGATTCATTTATTGAATATTCGGGCGCGCCTACCTCTACTATAACTGGCTTAAGCCATCTTGAAGGCGAAGAAGTAATTGTTTGGGCTGATGGTAAAGATTTAAGTCCTAGCAATTTAACTAATACAAATTTTCCTCCAAGTGCTTCTAATCCTTATATTCAAGCTACTTATACTGTGACTGGTGGTCAAATTACATTAGGACAGTCAGTTTCAAACGCAATTGTAGGACTTCCTTACACCGCTCAATATCAAAGCTCTAAATTAGCTTATGCCTCTTCTTCTCCTTTAGGAGCAAGAAAAATGGTAAATTCTATTGGCGTGATTATGAATAATACTCACTCAAAAGGCTTGCTTTATAACTCTTCTTTTGATGGACTAAATCAACTTCCAAATGTTAATCCCGTAGCAGGAACTATAACTCCTTATAATACGATATTTTCAGAAATAGATACACCAATGTTTAATTTTGGTGGCTCTTGGAATACGGATAGCCGTGTATGTCTTCAAGCCCAAGCTCCAAGACCTTGCACGCTATTGGCAATTGAAATAGCAATTACAACCAATGAAAAACAGTAGGTTTGCAACTAAAAAAGATTTTGATTTCTTTTTTAAAGGCGAAACCTTGCCTCATTCGGCTAAGGCATGGGTTTTAAAAAAAGGGCGTAAAAAATATGCTATTGGCGGAGTTTGGTTAATTCCAACTCAATTTACTTCTTTTGTTAGAGTCAGAAAAAATCTACCAAAGAAAGCGTTTTGGGAAATTTCCAAACAAGTAACGGAAGAACTTAAGAAATTAAATGTTACAATAGTTTGCGAAAGAGATGTTAAAATTCCTAATTCAAAAAGATATTTAGAAAAATTAGGTTACAAATATTATAACACTATAAACAACAAAGAATTTTATAAGCTATGTCCGCAGCAATAATACCAGTTTTAATAGGAGGTGGAGGTCTTTTATCAGCTAGTTCTCAAAT